TTGACCTAGAGGACAGGGTTTTAGATCCTACGCTTTTAGATCAATCTGTTTTAGACCGAATGCCACAGCCAACCGGCTGGCGGATGCTTGTCTTACCTTATGGCGGCAAAGTCCAGTCAAAGGGCGGTATTTTGCTTACTCAAGAAACGCTCGACAAAGAAGCTTTAGCAACCGTGGTTGCTTATGTTGTTAAGCAGGGGCCTTTATGTTACGAAGACAAAAACAAATATGGCGACAAGAAATGGTGTGAAGAGAAGCAATGGGTTCTCATTGGCCGTTATTCTGGCGCTAGATTTAAGCTGGACGATGGCGCAGAGGTCCGAATTATTAACGATGACGAGGTTATCGCCACAATCTTAAATCCAGATGATATACTGAGCGTCTAATATGGCAGAAAATAATCAAGCAGAAGATCTAGAAATCGACATTAAAGTCGAGGAGGACGCCGTTGTTGAGGCAAATGCTAATCCTGATGACGAACTAGAGACCTATACGAAATCGGTTTCCAAAAGAATTAACAAGCTGAACGCCAAAACGCGAGCAGCTGAAGAAAGAGCAGCGATGGCTGAGCAAATAGCGCAGTCGCGTGAAGCAGAAATACACGCTCTTAGAAATCATTCACAGATACAAGCCGGCACCGTTATACAAAATCAAGAAGCGGCAATTATTGCCAAAGAACAGCAAGCCGATGACCTTTACAAAAAAGCGGTTCAATCTGGCGATGCGGGCCTAATGAGCAGAGCGGACACTTTGAAGAGTGATCTGAGCATCCAAAAAGAAAAAGTCAGGCTTGCTAAGAACAGACAGCAGAGCGAACAGGCTCAATATCAACAAGCTATTCAACAGCAACCCGCCCATCAACAGCAACCCGTACAACAACCCGTTGTAGAACCAACGCCGGAAGCGCTTGGGTGGTATGAAAAAAATAAATGGTATGGAGATGCAGAAGACCAGGGTAACCTAGAGGCTACCCAGTACGCATATTTTCAGCACTATAACCTTATCAATGAAGGCCATGAGCCAGATTCTGATGAATATTATAATGAGCTAAATAATCGAGTTTATAAAGTTTACCCACATTTGCAGAACGCAAATGTTGACAGTAAAGACGAGCAAGGCGAAGCTAAACCCTCTGTGCAAAGAGTTGCTTCCGCCACTGTAGGCAGTGGTCGTCAAAAAACACAAGGCAGAAAGAATGGTGTTACGTTTTCCCAGTCAGAAGTGGATCGCCTTAGAGGGCTAAAGCCGCACAATATGAGTGAAGACGCTTGGTTAAAGCGCGTGGCGGCTGAAAAGCAAAAAATTGCATCTAGGGAGGCAATGTAATGACTGAAGAAAAAAAAGTAGCAGATAGAAATTCTCGTGATTCCGAGACGCACGATAAAGAAACTCGTAGAAAACCATGGCGACCCGTAAGAAGGCTAGAAACACCGCCGGCTCCTCCAGGGTATACATACCGATGGATTCGGGAGTCAATGTTGGGCAAGGAAGATCGCGCAAACGTCAGTAGGCGTATAAGAGAAGGATGGGAACTCGTAAGGGGGACCGATCTTCCCAGCGATTGGGAATTACCAACAGCGGACGAGCATAGCCGACATGCCGGGATCGTTTATAATGATGGGCTACTTCTTGCCAAAATACCTGATGAGACTATTCAAGAGCGTCACGATTACTATGAAGGCGTATCTCGTGATGCTGTGGGTGCGTTAGATAATACGATGTTTGAATCATCCAACAGAGATAGTCGGTATATCAAGTATCATCCCGAACGGGATTCAAGAGTAAGCTTCGGCAAAAAATAACTGGTGCAGAAATGCACTTAACCAACAATCTATAGGAGAAAAAGATGGCGAACAAAGACGCTTCTTTTGGTTTGAAACCTGTAAAAATGATTGGTGGGGCCCCGTACAATGGTGGGCAGTCACGTTATCGAATTGCTTCATCTTATGGAACTGCGATTTATCAGGGCGACCTGGTTATGCAAGTCACGGGCGGCGGGATAGAAATTCACGCCGTTAGTGGAACCGTTCCATTGATTGGGGTATTCAACGGCTGTTCATATACGGACCCAACCACAGGCGAACAGGTCTATAAAAACTATTACCCAGCGAGTACAGCTGCTTCTGACATCATTGCTAATGTCATTGACGACCCTATGGTCGTTTTTGAAATTCAAGCGGACGAAGCTTTCCCTGTTGCAGATTTGCTGGGCAACTTTGATATTATCAAAACCAACTCTGGGTCTACCAAGACTGGTATTTCTGGAGACGAGGTTGATGTGAGCACTGGTGCAACAACTGCAACCTTACCCCTGAAAGTGATTGACATCTCTCAGGACCCCAATAACCAAGACGTAGGCTCCGCCAACACGAATGTGTATGCTGTTATACAGAATCATGTTTTTGGTGTGAAAGCTGCCGGTCTAGCTTAAAAGGAGGAGTAACTTATGGCTATTAGCAGAGCACAATTAGCAAAGGAGCTAGAACCAGGTCTGAACAGTTTATTTGGTTTGTCATACGATGAGTATACGCAGGAATACGCTGAAATCTTCTCAGTCGAAGACTCTCAGCGGGCTTTCGAGGAAGAGGTTTTGATCACAGGCTTCGGCGGCGCTCCCACAAAAACGGAAGGTGGTTCGGTTGATTTCGACCAGGCCACTGAAAGTTACACTAGCAGATACACGCACGATACAATCGCGCTTGCATTTGCGCTGACTGAAGAGGCTGTAGAGGATAATCTTTACGATTCTTTGGGCAAAAGGTATACGAAGGCCCTGGCGAAATCTATGGCAAATACCAAAGAGGTGAAAGGGGCGGACGTTCTGAACAACGCGTTTTCCGGCTCTTACACAGGTGGCGATGGTTTGTCTCTGATTAACACTGCGCACGTCCTAGCGGGCGGTGGCACAGCTGCGAACAGAGCTACATCAATGGCGGATCTCAATGAGACGAGCCTTGAAGATGCCCTAATCGACATCAGTGACTTCACCGATGATCGTGGGTTGACAATCTCTGTACAGGCCTCGAAACTTGTGGTTCCAAGTGAACTCGTTTTCGTAGCTGACAGGATTTTAAACTCACAGGGACGGCCAGGATCTGCTGATAATGATCTCAACGCAGTTAAGAACACAGGTGTTCTTTCTGGCGGGTATACGGTTAATCATTATCTAACTGATCCAGATGCTTTCTTCATCCTCACTTCTGTAACATCACAAGGCGAGGGCCTCAAGATGTTCCAAAGAAGTGCGATGGAAACCAGCATGGAACCTGATTTTACGACTGGTAACATCCGTTACAAAGCAAGAGAGAGATATTCTTTCGGGTGGAGTGACTGGCGTGGTATTTACGGTTCTCAAGGTGCATAATCACGGGTAACAGCGTTTTCTGTTGCAAAAAGGGGCCTTCGGGTCCCTTTTTTTATGCCTAAATTATTTACATATATTTGTGTAAAAACTTGCACATAACGACACGATATGTATAATGAAGGTGTAAGTAATGAAAAGGCCCAATTAACCAAAAGGAAATTAGCATGGAAGTGCAAATCTGGACCAAGCCAAAGCTGAAGGATTGGTGGGGGGTCTACCCCGCCAATCAGCGTCGCAATGCTGCTATCGGGTGGATTCGCCGCAAGACCAACGCTCCTGGCAAGCCGTATATGGTTAAGATTTACGGTGCTGAGTTTGACAGTCAAGGCATCCTGCCCGGCGCGAAAACCGATTGTCGCGTATTCAGCACGATCAACAAAGCGAAGGTATTTGTCGCCAACTATTTTGAAGAAGCCGGATGATGATTAAGATGCAAGAAATTATCGTGATGAACCCGTATGTAAGATGTCCACCAATGAGGAAGTTTCTAGTTGACGTAGCCAAGGCTGCTGATGCAGAGATGACTGAAGAGATGGCCGCGTTTATAAAGAAGCTGACCGTTGACGGTCTTTATGCCGAAGCTACCGAAGACGAGATCGAATTGTTCGATCAGCTTTTCGAGACGATGGAGGCTTAGCAATGGACTTAAATCTAAATTGGTCAAAAGGTGAAAAGCAGTCGGACGGCCGGCTGCTTAAAACCGCCCAGCCGACGCAAGAGTTTTGGGCGCTGTGGCGTGCCAAAAAAGCCGCCGTCAAAAAGGCCGGTTATGGCGTCACCAAGAAAGACGACGCATGGGTTGTCACGCAAACGGTTGATGACAACGCTGCAATTGAGCGCTCAGCGGCTACAAACTCAGATATGCAAATACCCGTGCCAGATGGCTTAGCCTACCTTCCCTTTCAAAAGGCGGGCATAGCTTATGCCTGTGATCGAAAAAATACGCTTATCGGTGATGAGATGGGCCTGGGTAAAACCATCCAGGCGATTGGCGTCATCAATGTGACAACGCCAAAAACGGTGTTAGTTATTTGCCCAGCATCTTTAAAGCTTAACTGGAAAAGTGAAATGAAAAAGTGGTTGGTTGCTGAGCGCACCATTGATGTTGTGAATGGTGGTGGTGATCAAATACCGGCCAACCCTGACGTGGTTATTATTAATTATGATGTGCTTACAAAGCACGCCAAAGCGCTGCAATCCAGGACCTGGGATATGGTCATAATGGATGAGGTACATAAAATCAAAAATCCCAAGGCGAAGCGTACAATACAGGCGGTGAGCATCAAGGCAAACCGCAAAGTGTTGCTGACAGGGACCCCGATAACGAATAGGCCCATTGAGCTACAGCCCATAGCTGGATACCTGGACCACAAAAGCTTTGGTAACTTTTTCTACTTTGCCAAAAAATATGCCGGTGCATATAAAAGCAGATTTGGTTGGGATTTCAGCGGATCTTCAAACTTGGACGAATTGCAAAG